GCACTGCATACTTGGCGAGCAGCACCTGCTCCGCAGTCTGGCCCGTCGTAGCCGCCGCAGATATGGCCGTCGCGGCAAAGTGTTTGATCACCGCCGCGGCGTTGTTGTCTTGGCTCTCCCACTTTTTGCTGACCGCGTTGTACACCAGCACTTGGTTCGCAGTCGGAGAAACAGCCACCACATCCAACAGGTCGTCAATGGTCTGCGGAACGCCGTTGCTCAGATCAATGATGCGTCCCCAGTTCCCGGAGAACCGATAGATCCCGGCCTTGCTGTTATCCGCGGCGGTCTTGTCGTACCCGACAAACACCAAGTCGCCTGTGACGGGTACTCGACCACCAGCGAACATCGCATTTAGACGATCACCGTCTGTAGCGCCCGTGAACGTCAGGAACCGCGTCGTATCGACAGCAGCCTTTGAGATGATGCCGCCGTTCTTGTCAACGTAGTCCTTGGTCGCTGCGTCGAGCGGAGAGGTGGGTGTCCGCAAGTTCAGAATGCCGAAGTTCGACATGTCCAAATTGGTGAGCACGGGCGACGGGAACCCGCCACCGCCACCACCGCCTACGCCACCGCCACCACCGCCGGAGTACATCTTGCGCCACGAGTCGGGGAGCATTGTCCCCTTGTCGGCGCGCGAGCACACCCACAGTGATTTGTTGTAAACCACAACGTCGCCGACAGAGTACGACGCGCCCGGATCTGCGTAGCCCTTGAACGATCGCAGCGGCGTACCGCCTTCCTCCTCGATCACGGCAGAGTTTGCTTCCCAGACCGACTGTACCGCAATTTGCGCCACGGTCTTCACGTACTCAGGGAGGCCCTCGATCTCGGCACTCATTACCTCGCCGTCGGACATGACGAGGTGGGCGCCGCCCATATCCATCTTGATATGCACTAGGGTTGGAGCGTCGGCGCCCTTCGCACCGTCTTTGCCGTCTTTGCCCCGGTCACCTTGACGACCGCGCTGGCAGAACATCGAACCCTTGCCGTTCCACCAGATAAAGGCCGAGCCGCCGTCAATGTACAGGTCGCCGTCTTCGTAGACCGCACCCTCAGTACGCAGGCCCTTCCACTCGAAGCCGAACTTGCCGATGCGCTCCCAATCGTCGCAGCCAGGAGCCTTCGCCGTATCGCGCACGGCTTTGTATATCTTGCCCATGGCGTGGGTAACGTACACGCCTTCGCGGTAGACGTCCTCCGCACTCCATGCCTTGGTGACCAGCCCGACGCCGTCCGCGCCCTTCTCGCCGGTGGGTCCAACCGGACCGGGAATCAGCGGTACCTCGAACTCAGCGCCGTCATCCAACTCGAGGTACATCTTGGTACCATCGGTGGAAGCATTCTTAATTCCTATACCAGGAGCTCCCTGGGGGCCCACAGGACCCTGCGCACCATCATTCCCTGGTAACCCATCCTTCCCAATGCCCGGAGGGCCTCTGAGGGCATCCACGAAAGCGAGGTCAGATTTAATGACTTCAACTACGGCGGCAAGGTCAACCGGATCAGCATCTTTGCCGTCACGACCCGGCGCCCCGTCTTTGCCGATGCCCGGCTCGCCTTTGAGCTTCTCTATGAACGCCGAATCAGCTTTGACGACTTCAGCAACTGCGACGAGATCGATAGGTGCAGCGTCTTTGCCGTCCGCGCCGTCTTTGCCGTCCGCGCCGTCTTTGCCGTCTTTGCCGGGGATAAGAGCGATGGTATCGACGCGCTTCTGCAGGGCGACCAGTTCGTCAACGAGCGGCTCAACCGCCGCGAGCAATGACTTCTCAAGCATAGGTCTTCTCTCGTTTGTCGCGCATCATCTTGGACAGCAGGGCGGACATAACATCTGGATCGACGTCGCGTTCTTCCTGTGTCAGTGCGATAGACTTTTCTGGCTTTTCGTCGCCATCCGGCTCGACAACGGGGGCAGGCTCTGGGGCTTTCTTTGCAGCCGCTTCCGCTTCCAGCAAACCGCCGATCTTGTCGATCGGAGTCATCTGTCTCTGGAGGTACGCCGTGCCCCCACCCTCGATGGGCGATAGACCTTCCAGCGCTCGCGCTTCATCCGGCGTAAACAGTCCGCCCTGCACCGCCTTGGTCAATCCGTCGATGCGGCCTTGGAAGTCAGTACGCAGGAGGGCCGTGGTGTCGAACTCGATGTACTGCCCCTCGGGGACACCGAAGAGGCGGTCGAAGGCGCGCTCGGTCAGCTCTAGGTAGGAACCTAGCGACATAGAGAGGAAGTGGCGCACCAGCGTCTCAGAGTTGTTCAGCGTGGCGTGCGACAGGTCACCGACCAGCGGGGGCGGTACACCAAACACTCGACAGATATCTTCAAGCGACATCTGCTGCGCCTGCACCAGCTGTGCATCTTGTGAGTCAACTGAGAGCGGTTGCCACTTCAACCCACCGGACAAGATGGGAATGCCTCCTGCCGCAAGGCCCTTGGCTTGGTCCTGCCACGCGGCACGGAGCTGGCCCATCTGCTCACGGGTCAGCACCTGATCCGTCGAGATCACCCCCGACGGACGAGACATGCGGGAGAAGAACGCGGCTTGGTTCTGCGACAGCGCCACGTTGATACCGATGGCCAGTGCGGCCGCGCGGATGGGCGACTCGCCGATTAGTGGATGCCGCGGCGTGTGGAACTTCAAATGCAGCACATCACGCGCTGGAGCGATGAAGTCCACACCGCCCGGGGCCAGTGGGGAGGAACCCACCGAATAAAAAACCTCGCGGGTGCCCTCAACCACGCGGGGAGAGCAAGTACCACGAGGAAGCAGGTGCAAGCTGTCGATCTCTCCGCGATCATCACGAGTGCAGATGGCGAAGGCCTCGCCGTCGAACAGTGTCATTGCGATAAGGTTCAGCAGGAACTCGGGTCCTGTCTGGTAGGTGTTGGGGGAGCGGAGCACACGGTAGGCCGAAGTGCCCTTGGCACGCTTAGTGATGCCGCTCTCGCTCATCTGCATGTGCAGTGGGTAGCACTGAGAGATCGAGCGGGCGATGACCATCACGCAGGCGTAAACGCCCGGAACGTGTCGGGCACCGAAACCATTTACTTCGAGGTTGCGCTGCCATCCATCCTCTAGCGACCCGAGGGCGTACATGCCACCGAGCTCGCCCATACCGTTGAACGGGCCGCGAGATGCGCCCTCGAATCCGAAGAGGGACTTCATGCGCGAGAGCGCGCCCACTTATGCGGCTTCCGGCGGGGTATCTGAATCATCGCGGGACTTCGATGCGGATGCGCGCTTTTTCGGCGCCCTCGAAAGTGCCGTCATGTCACGGGTCATGTACCCTTGTTCGCGCTCGCCGGCGCTTGGTTCCTCGTAAATCTCGCCATATCCGGCGCACTTCACCGCATCACCTGCCTGCACCAGTGCCTCGGCGTCTTCAGCCGTGATGTACTCGGCGCGCTTGCCGCCAGCAAAAGAGGGGCGAAGGATGATGGCCATATCTGTTACCTCGTAAGAATCGAAAAAGGGTGCCCGACTGTTACGCCGAGCACCCTTGCCATCACGCCCGTCTTACCAAGTAAGACCAGTAATGGAGTACACCGCAGCGTTACCACGCAGGAGTGCCCACGAGGTCGGAGCCACCATGCGAAGGCCGACGCTGTACGTCTGCCAGAGCGACCGTGCGGTGTAGCCCGTCGTTGCCGTGCCGGTGGAACCGGAGACACCGATACCGGAATTCACCGGCACTTGGCCCGCAGTTCCCGGAGCACCAACAGCAGCCTGCGGCGAGGTGGCCGCCATGGTCGGTGCAGTGCCGTTGGCGTTCGCCTCGACGACCGTGGCTACGTCCGACACATCGAACATCGGCGTGTCGAACGCGGTTGCGAACGTGCTAGCGTCGATCAGGATGGCGGTGCTTGCCGGAACGTGCTGGCTGGAGATCACTTCCATGCCCAGCAGGCGGCCTGCAGCGATCTCATCCGCGAAGGCGCGCTGGCCGAGCGGGTTGGTCATCATGCTAACCGACAGGCGGTTGGCAGTCGGGAGCAGCAGGACCGGACGTGCGCCGAGGCGTGCGTTGGTCATTGCCGTGATGGCAGCCTTGAGATCCGCCAAGACCGCAGCTTCGCCGCCGCCGGCCGTGCCTGTCGCAGCAGTTACACCGACCAGCAGGCCAG